GCAGGCATTTAGTTCTAATCAATACAAGTTTAAAGCAAACACTGAAAAACGTATTATATCTGGACCTTTAATGGTGGCAGAATTGCCAATCTATCGCAGAACGGAAGAGGGTGAATATTATGGTGTGTTTCAAAAAGAAGACATTTATAATTTAAGAAATAAATTCTTTAAGCAAGGTAAATCAAATCTTGTAAATGAAATGCACGACAGTAATAAAATGATTGAAGGTGTGTATATGATTGAATCATTTTTAATTGATGAGGCAAGAGGTATAAACGCACCAACAGGATATAACTTAACAGATGGTTCTTGGTTCGGTTCTTATAAAATTGATAACGATGAAGTTTGGAATGATTTTATAAAGTCAGGCGAGTTTAAAGGTTTCAGTGTAGAAGGAATATTTAACACAGTTAAGATTGATGAGAAGCCACAAGGAATAATAGAAGACATAATTAATATAATCAAAAACATAAATGAATAAACCTAAACTAACTGCCAAAGAAGCTATAATGCAAATTGGCAATTTATTAAAAATGGATTTTGCCAAAGTTGAGAAATTCAATAGCGCAAAATTAGCAGACGGCACAGAAGTAATGTGGGACGGTGAATTATCAGAAGGAACAGCTATCATGGTTGTTGCTGAAGATGGAAACCAAATGCCTGCACCTGATGCTAAACACGAATTAGAAGACGGCACAATAGTAACCACAGTTGGTGGATTAGTAACTTCTATCGAACCTAAAAAAGAAGTAGAAGTAGAAGTTGAGTTAGCAGAAATGCCTGACATGAAAATGATTGAGGAAAGAATGGGTGCTTGCGAAAGTAAGATGAAAGAAATGGAAACTAAAATGAATGAAATGTTTGCATCATACGAAAGTAAGTTTGCAGCAATTTCAGAAAGTAACACAGCTAAATTTGCAGCAATAAACGCAATCGTAGAAGAAATTGCAGCAGAACCAATCGTAGTTGTAGATTCACCAAAGAACTCAACATTCAGTAAAAAAGAACGTACAATGTCAACTATTGAACGCATCGCAGAATTCAAAAAATTACAAAACAAATAAACTAAAAACAAAAACTAAAAAAAATGGCATTTAACGTAACAGCCCTTGCGGCATACACAAAGACCAACGAAAACTTGTTGGTAACCCGTTCGTTCTTCGAACCTAAAACTGCATCACGTATGCAAATCTTAACAGGTGTTAAGTCAACTATTCAAGTTCCTGCTTTATCAGATTCATTAATTTGGCAAAATGGTGATGCTTGTGGCTTTAGTGCTTCAGGTGACACAACTATTTCTGCTCGTGTTTTAACAGTAGGTCGTATCAAAGTAAACAAAGAATGGTGTATTAATGATTTAGAAACTAAATACACTCAATTATTGTTATCACCAGGTTCTAATTATGATGCATTGCCAGGTGGTATTGATGCAGCATTCGTAGAAACTATTTTAGGAACTACAAAAGAAGATGTAGAGAAAGCAATTTGGAAAGGTGACACAGCAAGTACAAGTTCACAATTGAAGCAATTTGATGGTTTAGTAAAAATCATTAACGCAGCATCAGGAACAGTACAAGCAAATGCAACTCCTTTCATTGCAACAGCAGTTACTGCAATCACAGCAGCAAACATTATCTCGGTAGTACAAGCAGTTTATTCTGCAATACCAGTAGAAGTTTTAGATAAGACTGATTTAACAGTTTACATGGGTGTAGACAATTTCAGAACTTACCAATTAGCTTTAACTAATGCAAATCTTTTCAATTTTATTGCAACTGATAATGCATTAGGACAAATGAAGATTCACGGAACAAACGTAAACATCGTTTCAACTCCTGGTCTTACATCAACCAACGCAATCTATGCTTTAAGAGATAGCAATATGTTCTTGGGTGTTGATTTAGAAAACGAACAAGAAGACTTCAAATTCTGGTATTCAGAAGACTTCGATTTAGTTAGATTTAAATACAGAACTAAATTAGGTGTTCAAGTTTCTCAAGTAGCAGAAATCGTTAAATTCACAATTTAATTCACAAAAGGGTAGTAGCTAATAGTTGCTACCCTTTTTAAAACCCAATTCAAAATCATGGCATGCGCAATAGTAGCAGGATATGCACTTGACTGTAAAGATACAGTTGGTGGAATCAAAAATTTATACATAACCGAACAAGCAAACATTACAGCAGTAACTGAAAATGCAAGTGGTTTTGTAACAGCAATAACAAAGTCAGCAGGTAAAAAATATTTTACTTATGCTTTAGAGCCAAGAGGCGCAAATAGTACAACTAATAACATCAATACTGACCCTAAAATAGGAACAGTAGGTTATGAACAAACTATCGCAGCTACGTTCTTAAAAATGGCTTATGAAACACAATTCAAACTACAACAAATTATCAAGAATAGAACTTCTATAATTGTTGAAATGAAAAGCGGTCAATACTTCTTATTCGGTTCATCATTCGGTATGGAATGTACAGGTGGAACAGGTACTTCAGGGGCTGCGCTAAATGAGTTCAATGGTTACTCTTTAACATTTGCAGGAATGGAAAAAACATTCTCACAAGAAGTTGATGCTACAATTATAGCAGCATTGTTAGTTTAACATGTTAGTTTAAAATTCTTCATTGTTTCATAGCAAAAAGCCAATCGATTAAGTTCGGTTGGTTTTTTTGTTTTAGTTTGTTTAGCAAACTTTTTAATTATTTATATTTAAGTATAGTGATAAGATTCTTAAAAAATAGTACGAACAATGTAGTAGTAACATTAACTGAAAATTCAACAGTTACAAATCCTATTTATTTGTTTTTATTTACAAACCAAACATCAAATGTTCCTTATTATTTTATAGGTACTGATACAAGCGCATATAAAACACGATATAATAAGTTTAGTATAATTGAAAAGGTAAGTGCAAACACTTTAAATGGCGAAGTTACGTTAGGTTTTAAGGGCTATTATAACTATAAGGTATATCAAACATCATTAGCGAATACAACAGGGCTTACAACAGCAGCAGATGCAGTTCCTTATATAACAAAAACAGTTGAAGTTGGAGTTGTTGATGTGGTTTTAGATGCACAAACTACCACAGAATACGATGTACAAGATGAAACTAACATAATTTACCAACCACAATAAATGGCATATACAGATAAAACTATTAGAATCGGATTTAGTAATGACAAAGTTCCAATGTTTGTGGAACAAAAGTCAAAAGTATGGGTTAAATATGGTGAAGAAAATAACTACCCTCAATACCTTGTACTACTATTTAATAGAAGCGCAAAGCATAACGCAATTGTAACAAGCAAACAACTATATATTAGCGGTAAAGGTTGGCAATTTGACCAAACAGAAATGCAAGGTGAAGAAGTTATTGCACTACAAGGATTTATTGATAACCCTAACCAGTACGAAACACTAAACGATTTAGCTAAAAAAACTATTTTAGATAATGAATTATTTGGTGGTTGCTATATTAAGGTAGTAGGTACAAAAGGAAAAAAAGGACAAGAACTTTACCATATTGATTATTGCACTGTAAGGAGTAACGAAGATAACACAGAGTTTTATATAAGTGATGAATGGATAGATGAAAGCGGATATGAAAATACTGTGCCATTATTTACTACTTTACCTGCTTATGACCCAAATGTAAAACAAGCAGAATCGATTTACTATTATAAGAGTTATAGACCAAATTTAAATACTTACACATTACCTGATTACATTGGGGCGGTTCCTGCAATTATTACAGATGCAGAAGTAGCAAATTATCACAGAGCAGAAATACAAAATAGCTTTAAAGGTAGCAAGATGATTACTTTTGTTAATGGTATTCCAAGTGATGATGAAATGAAAGCTACTGAACGCAAGTTAAAGAGCAAATTCACATCAACAGACAGCGCAGGTTCGATAGTTGTAGACTTTGCGGATGACAAGGATAGGGTAGCAATAATAAACGATTTAAGCGCAGGTGATTTTGCAGATAAATACACAGCATTAAACGATACAATTCAACAAGAAATATTTGTTGGGCATAAAGTTACTTCACCAATGATATTTGGTGTAAGGGTAGCAGGGCAATTAGGTGGCAGAGCAGAAATGATTGATGCGTTTAACCTATTTACAAATACATACGTAGCACCAAGACAAGAAGTTCAAGAACAAATATTTAATATTTTTGCACCAGTAAAAGGTAAGTTAAAGATTAAACAACTTGAACCTATTATGCCAAGTTTCACCGAGCAAACACTAACACAAATTTTAACCAAAGATGAGTTACGTGAAATAATTGGCAGAAAACCATTAGAGCCAACACAAGTAGTTCAAGCACCTGCAACTAATTTTAAATTTAGTAAGCAAGTAAAGGATTTAATAGATTACGAAACATTCTCAAAATATGGTGAAAGTGTAGAAAACTTTGAACTTGTAAAAACAAAAAAAGTAATGTTTGGTAAAGAAGATTTTATTTCTAAAATTGAACAAGGAATATTAGACTTAATTAAAAAAACTCCAGATATAACTATTGAAAGTTTAATGGAAGTAATGAAGTTAGATAAAACGAAAGTTAGTGATGCAATAGAAACTTTAATCGGTGATGGTTTAATTGATAAAAACTTAAAGATAACTATCAAAGGAGAAAACAAAAACGTACCAACTTTTAGTGAATTATTTATCCGTTACAAATATGCTTTAAGAAGTGATGCACCTGCTTTAATTAGTGGTGGTGAAAGTAGAGATTTTTGTGCAGCAATGATGGCTAATCCACGTTACTTTAGCAGAGAAGATATAGAGAATATTGGTAAAGATTTAGGACAAGTTTATGACATACCTAACTATGATGCTTTTCGTAGAAGAGGTGGTTTTTACCATGACCCAATTCAAGATGTAAATTTGCCATACTGTCGTCACATATGGATTCAAGAACTTGTGAAAAGAAAATAAATGATGAAAAAAGTATATTATATTTATAGCCTTATTAATCCATTGGATAATAAAATATTTTATGTAGGACAAACAGTAAACCCTACTAAAAGATTTAAAGACCATATGGGTCATTTAAAAGAATCGGCAAGGGAAAACAAAGAAAAAGTTAAGATAATAAATGCAATTCTTGAAAATGGTAATAAACCAATATTTAAAGTTTTACAATGTGTTTGGGGTTTAAAGTCTGATGCAGAAAAAGCAGAAACAGAACACATAATTAATTTAAAAAACAATGGTGTTGAAATTGTTAATTTAACAACTATATATAATAGAAGTTCTGATAATGGTAAAAAGATTGCAATATCAGCACATAAGGATGATTGCGTTACAATGTTTATGGGAATAAGAGAATGTGCAGCAAAATTAAATATACACCATTCTAATATTAGTGCAGTTCTTTCTGGTAAAAGAAAAACAACACAAGGTTATAATTTTAATTATATTAAATAATATGGCAGCACAAGTTTTATTTTTAAGCGAACAAACATTAAAGCAGCGTTCTGTTTTACAGGACAATGTTGATATGAAGATTGTAACCCCGACTATTATTGAGGTTCAGGAGTTTTATATATTACCTATTTTAGGAACAAGTTTATACAACGAATTAAAAACACAAATTGCAGCGAGTACAACAACGAATGCAAATAAGAATTTAATTGATAACTATATAACAAATACAATGATTTGGTATATGCAAGTTGAATTACCATTAGCCATGAACTATAAGTATTTCAATAAAGCAGTAGGAGTTCAGAATGCAGACAATATGCAACCTGCAAGCATGAATGAGATTAGGGATATAATGGATGAAGCAAGAAACAAAGCACAAGTATATGCCGAGAGATTAACTAAATTCTTATTAGCTAACACAACTACTTACCCATTGTATTTAACGCAAACTGGTGTAGGCATAGACACTATATTCCCACAAAGAACGAATTACAACAGTGGAATGTTATTAGATGGTGATGATTGTTGCAGTGGCAGATATAACTTTCAAGGAATAAAAATAGAACCAAGAGAATTAACCAAACCTTGTACTTATTGTTAATGAAAACAAAGATTAGAAACATTGAAAAGTTACAGAAATTTATAAAAGAAAATGCAATTTTACACACTCAATCAAATAATAAACCTGTTCGAAACAATAGCGACAAGCCACGCACAGATAAACGGATTTAACTTTGGTGAAGCATCAGATATTTCAGCGAGTGAACAAGAGCAGTACCCTTTGTTATGGGTTGATGTAATTGATAGTAGTATTGATAGTAACACTTTAAGTTTAAATATGAACGTAAAAGTAATGGATATACAAAAGGATGACCAAACAAATGAACGTGATACGTTAAGCGATTGTTTAAGTATATCACAAGATGTTTATTCTGAGTTGACTAACCCAACATATCAAGATTACTTTTTGTTAAGTTTTGCAACAAATTTAGTACCTTTAAGAGAAGCATTAGCAGACAAGGTAAATGGTTGGGAAATGAATTTAACTTTTGAATTAGCACAAGAAAGAAACAGGTGTCAAATACCTTTAAAATAAATAAAAATAATATATTATTAAACAAATAAAAATATGACAGATTTAGGCAAAATAATTGGTTCAGGTGGTTGCGAATTTATCGCAGCAGCAAGCGCAAAAACAAGTAAGGCTTACACAGCAGTTGTAATTAATACTGATGCAGTAATTAGTGTTTTAAGTATTGATGGTGTAAACGTATTAACTACAAAAGGTTTTAATGCAGTTACAGTTAGCGCAGGTATGTTTATACCAGCAGAAGCAGGAACTTATATAACTGCAATTACTTTAACTTCAGGAACTGCGATAGCTTATATAAATCAATAGTTATGTTAGGAATTACAACTACTAACGCAAGGGTTGGAGGATTTCGTGGTGGGAAAAAGTTTAATGCTGAATACACTGCTATTTTAGCACGTGCAACCGATTTAGGGTATACCAAACCAAGTGCAAGCCAACAAGTAAAACAAAATGATTTAATAACAACATTTAAAACTGCAAACATTTGGAGCAAAATGGATGTTTTTTATATGTTTGCTAACGATGGTAGTAAAGAATTTGCAACATTAAACTGGAAAAATCCAAATGCACATCAATGTACTTTAATTAATTCACCATCATTTACAAGTAATGATGGATTTTTAGGAAACGGAACTTCAAGTTATATAGATACTAATTTTAATCCTGCTTCAAGTGGCGTGAACTACACTTTGAATGATGCAAGTATATTTACATATAACAAAACATTTCTTTTAAATGCTTTTTTAAGTGGAACAGATACAGGTGCATTTAATTGTTTGCGAATGTCACCTGCAAGTGGAAATCAAAGAATAAATATGGGTGTGAGTGGTGCTTTTGTTCCGACGGTAGATTTTGATTTAGCTACTTTTAAGTGGAGAAAGTTAAGTAGAACAAATTCAACAACTGGTATTGCATCAAAAAATACAACACAAACCACACACATTGGAACAAGTGTTTCTATAGAATCACAAAACCAATTAATACTAAAATCAGCTTTAAATTTTGCTGGGCTTAACGTGGCTGCATTTGGAATGGGTGCAAATTTAGTTTCTGAAAACACAGACCATTATAATGCTATAAATAATTATATAACTACATTATAAATGAAAGTATTAACTCCAACAAATCAAGAATATATATCATTAAATGGATATAAAAAAGAAAGAAGTGAATTGCTATTTGTAAAAGATGGTAATAATAATTTTATAGTAGGATTGGAAGTTTTAAATGATATAAATTTTTTAGAAATTTATGACCAATTAGAACAACTTCAACAAATAGAATATGTGCCACCAATTCAACCACCTTTTTCACCTATTAAATAATGGCAACAGCTTTACCAATATCATTCGCTGATTTCTTAAAAGACCCATTCAAAGCCACAATGTTTCTAATCATTATTTCAGTTGGTTATTTATACGTAGATAATAAGCTAATGTATCAAGACCAAATTAGCAAAAGTGATGCAAAGATAGAATTGATGGATTACAAAATAGACCAGTTAAGCATAGCTTTAAAGAGGTCGGATAGTGCATTGGCAGTTGCTGTAACAAAGTTGGATATTTTAACGCAAATGAAATGAAAACAGTCTTATTTATAGTCACAACATTAGTCATTGCGGTTTCAAC